TGGGAGTGGGACTGCCGCCTCTGCCTCTGGTGGGTGTCCCGTCACGACGCCACCTGGTCCTCTGCGCTGGAGGAGGGGCTCGCCCATCTGGCACAGGAGCACGGCTGCCCCCAGCATGCCATCACCGGTGAGCGATGCGACTCGGCATGTATCCACTGCGGCGGCCGACAGTGGGTGGCGGCATGACGCGCCCGCCCTGCCCTGATTGTGGCACCGTCCACTCCCCCAACTCGGCAACCGTCGTCGCCGGCACCCGTTTCATTCACGGGCCGCTGCGGTACCGCTCCCGACACGACCGCCAAGCCCCTCCCCGCTGGAGCCGCGAGGAGGCCGAGCGGGACTTCTGCCGGGCCATGCAGGCCCGCTTCAACGAAACCAACGAAAGGAACCAATCATGACCACTCCAACCATCAGCCTGAAGCGGATCGAGCGCCAGACCATCATCGTGCCCATCGTCGGCACCGCACCCCTGATCGTTCACGCTTGGTCGCAGAAGGCGAAGCAAATGATGCTCGCCGCCCAGCAGGGCAAGAAGGTGCCCAAGGAGCACAAGGACCCGCTCGCCGACTTCGAGGCCAGCCAGTACCGCTTCGAGGATGGCCGCCACGGCTTCCCCGTCATGGCGTTCAAGGCCGCGACGGTCAATGGCGGCGGCCGCGCGTTCGGGAAGGCTGTGAGGATGACCGAGCTGCGACAGTCGTTCACGTTCCTCGCTGACGGGGTCGGCGTCGACGGGCTGCAGCTCACCGAGATCATCGCCGACGAGCCGATCATGCGTGAGGACATGGTTCGCGTCGGCATGGGCACCGCCGACATTCGCTACCGGGCCGAGTACCGGGACTGGTCGGCGAATCTGCGGATCGAGTTCATGCCGTCGGTGATCGACGCCGAGTCGGTGATCGCGCTCGTCGACGCCGGGGGCGCGAACGGTGTCGGCGAGTGGCGGCCCGAGAAGTCCGGCTCCTTCGGCACCTACGAGGTGCGGGCATGAGCACCCGCGACGCGCTGCAGGCGATCTACGACGAGCACCAGCAGCTCACCCCTGAGCTCGTCGTCACCACCGCCGCCGACCCGGACCACGAGCTGCATGAGCGGTTCGAGTGGGACGACACCGAGGCGGCCCGACGATTCCGGCTCACGCAGGCGCAGGGCCTGATCCGGTCGGTGAAGATCACCGTCGTCCCGACCCCTGAGCGGCCCCCGCTCCACGTCCGCGCGTTCGTGTCGGACCGTGAGGTCGCCGGCGAGGACGACCCGTGGCACGTGGGCCGGTACCGGCCGGTGCGGGAGGTCGTCGCGTCGGACACGTGCCGGACGGCGTGGCTCCGGACGCTGGAGCGCGAGTGGAAGGCGCTGAGAGCGAAGGCCGGGGCGTCGAGAGAGTTCGCCGAGATGGTGCTCCGCGACCTCGGAGAGGAGGCTGCCTGACACATGGCTGGCTAGGCACGGCTTGGCATGGCAAGGCATGGCGTGGCAAGGCAGGGCTGGCAGGGCAGGCGTGGCTTGGCAGGCATGGCTCGGCGAGGCTAGGCGAGGTTGGGCGAGGTCGTGCCTGGCATCGCTGGCGTGGCGCGGCTTGGCAAGGCATGGCCAGGCGTGGCACGGCAGGGCTGGCAGGGCAAGGCAGGGCTGGCAGGGCTAGGCGCGGCTTGGCAAGGCATGGCTGGGCATGGCAGGGCCGGCAGGGCGAGGCGAATGAGGAAGCAGGAGAAAAGGAGACACGAGCATGACCATCACCGGTCCCACGTGCAGCGGGAGCGGCGTCGTCGTCACACGCGGCGCCCCCTCTCAGCGCACCCACTGCCCGAAGGGGCACGAGTACACCGCCGAGAACACGTACTACCGGCCCGGCACCAACTGGCGCGAATGCAGGCAGTGCAAGCGCGACTATGCCGAGCGGGCACGCGGCGGGGGCGCCGGGGGCGACCGCATGACCAGCCGCGCCGAGAGCAGATACCGAATCGACGAGGCGGTGTTCCTGTTCGATCAGGGCGAGCATCCGGCGCACATCGCCGCCCAGCTCGGGGTTCCCGTCGCGACGCTCGCGGCGGGCCTGCGCAGCCGAGCGGACAGGCGCGACGTCTTGGGTGCGTTTGAGCGCGAGCGCTGGCATGTCGCCCAGCAGCGGCGCAAGGGGGTGGCGGCATGATCACCGGGTTCTTCGTGCCGGGCATTCCGGCACCCCAGGGGTCGAAACGGCATCTCGGGAACGGGGTTATGGTCGAGTCGTCGAGGCGGGTCAAGCCGTGGCGGGCCGATGTGCGGCAGGAGGCGCTCCGGCATCTCGGCCGGCCCTACGACGGCCCGGTCCGCGTCGACGTGACGTTCCTGTTCCCCCGCCCGAAACGGCATCTCGGGACTGGCCGCAACGCCGGCACCGTGCTGCCCTCGGCGCCGGCGTTGCACACGCAGAAACCGGATCTCGACAAGCTGCTGCGCGCCGTCGGGGATGCGCTCACCGGCGTCGCCTACCGGGACGACTCGCAGATCGTCGCGCTGCAAGGCTCGAAGCGGTGGGCCGAGCCGGGCGAACGGTTCGGGGCGTCGATCACGGTCGTCACGTGGGGCGACGAGGCGAGCGAGGTGGCGGCATGAGTCACCGCATCATCGTCTACCGGACATGGCATCGAGACGACGGCTCGATGATCCGCCCCCACCCTGTCACGGGGCTCCCCACACGTGGCACGATCCGATGGAATGCCGACTGCGTCACACACTGCGAGGCGCTCGGCTCCTACGAGACCGAGGCGCAGGCCCGACGCGCCACCTGCGGGCATGTACCACTCACGCCACCGCCGATGACTGGGCTTCCCCGTCGTGTCGCCGAGGTGCGGCGACTCTGGCTGGCCGGATCCCCGGATGCGGAGATCGCGGCCGCTACCGGACTCGCCTGCAGCACCGTCCGCGACTACGGGGCTGGCCTCAAACCGGACGAGTACCGCCTCGACGACGACCAGCGCAGGATCGTGCGCGCATTGCGCGCCGAGGCCAAACAAATCACCACCAACGAGGAGACCCAACCATGAGCGAGCTGGTCGAGATCGCCGGGCAACTCATCGACCCCCGCGCCGTCGGGCATGTCGAGCCCCACTTCACCCAACAGGGCCGGACCGTCATCCACTTCCTGGGCGGATACAGCAGGACTGTGCAGATCCCCTACGAGACCGTGCGCGACCTCCTCACCGAGGAGGCGTCATGATGCCGCCGTTTCCGTACTTCGGCGGCAAGGCCCGTCAGGGGCGACGGCGGCCCAGATGGGAGTGGAGGCCGTGACGATCAAGCACGAAGCGGGCGGGTATGTCGCGGAGTGCGGCTGCGGCTGGCTGCGCTGGACCCGCAACCACAGCCTCGCGCAGCGGTGGGCCGCCGAACACGAAACGAACTGCGAGGAGAAGCGATGCTGACCCGCTCGGAGCTACTGGCCTTACTCGCCACCTGCGAGGTGCGGCACGGCGCCGACCATCCACTCACGCGCAGGATCGAACAGGAGTGGCGGGCCGCACCGCCAGAGGAGACGGAGGAGGATGACGCCCATGCACGCTGACGAGCCGTGGGATGCCCATGCACGGTGTACGGCCACGACGCGCTCCGGGAAGCGGTGCGCGAACCCGCCCATGACTGGCGGGACGGTGTGCCGCATGCATGGCGGCATGACCCCTGTGGTCCGGGAAAGGGCACGCCAGCGGGTGCTGGAGGTGACGCTGCGGGGCGAGCTCGAGAAGCTCGGCTGGGATCCCATCACCGACCCCGTCGCGGCCCTCGCTGACGCGGCCGGGGAGGCGTGGGCGTGGAAGGAGGTGTGCCGGCGGCAGGTGTCCGACATTCGCCGCTGGGAGGAGACCAACGCCAGCGGCGGGCAGGACCTGCGCCCGATGATCGCCGTCTACGAGCGCGCCATGGATCGCGCAATCGACATGCTGGCCCGCATGGTCAAGCTCGGACTCGACCACGAGGCGCTCCGCCAAGCGAAGCAGCGGCCAGCCGCCGAAATGGCGGCCGGGCTCATGACCATCATGGAGCGCGTCTTGGATCGCCTCGACCTCACCCCGGAGCAGGCGGCGCAGGTGCAGCCAGCGTTCGCCGCAGCGTTCAAGGAGATTGCCAAGTGACCCGCCCCGATCCGATCCCTGCACGCTCGGAGACCAGACAGCGGCTCGCTGATCTGCCCGACCTCGCCGCGCACCTGCATCTCAGGATGCTGACCAGTGCCCCCGGTGCGGAGCACGGTGGCAAGTCCGACCCTGCGCGCAGGGCACCGGGCAACATCGACGTGATGCATGCCCTCGACTCGCGCATCTACCCGCATCGGCGCGCCGACGACCAGCTCCTCGACCCGTGCGGGCGCGATGCCGACGGTGATCGCGGCCTGCCCGGCGAGCTGGCGCTCTGGTGCCGCATGATTTTTGAGGATCTCGACGGATACGAGCCCGCCCCTGATCCGCTCCCCCGCCAGACGATCAGCAGCATGTGTGCATGGCTCGCGCGCCACTACCGGGTGTGGGTATCGGTCGCGCCGGAGGTTGTCGTGGAGCTCGATGCGGAAATCGAGCGCTGGCACACCCGGCTGCGCCGCATGCTCGGGGAAGCCGATCCTATCCAGCTCAGGCATCGGCACCTGACCAACTGCGGTGGCCTGATCGACCAGACGGCCGGCGGATGGTTCGAGTGCCGGAACTGCCATCACACGTGGACGGGGATGCAGATGATGCAGGAGGCGCGCTTCCATGCCGACGTGACCTTGGCTGAGGCCGCAGACCAGCTCGGGGTCACGCTCGGGCAGCTCCGGCAGTGGCGTAAGCGCGACGCCGACTTCCCGAGGCCGGTCACATCAGGGCATCCGGCACGGTACTGGCTGCGTGACCTGGCGGCGCATGTGGAGACACGCAAACGCAGGGCGTGAAATCGGCTGCTGGGGCGTGTACCATATGGGCCGTGACCGGTGTCCCCTCAGGCGGGGTGCCGGTCGAATCATTCCCGCGTGTGACGAAACCGTGCAAACCGGATGAAATGCCTAGTCGGGTGCTATACTGGGGGTGTAAGGAGCCCCGCGACGGCGGCAACCGTCCGGGGCTGTGACCGACTAGCGAGGAGTCGATGACATGACGATAGCAGCCCATGCCCGCCCGGTGAAGCGCACGAGGGCGAGATTCTCCAAGGTCGCCTCGGCTCGGGACACGATCGCCGGCTTCGGCCATGACGTCGATATTGCCGGGCTGACCTATGGGCAATTCTCGCTGATCGATCTGATCCAAGCCGCGCTCGAATACACCGGACCGGCAGATGTGACGATCAGCACCTGGTCGGCCGGATTCTATGACGTGGATGCTGCGAAGCGGTTCCGCGACGACGGCCACCTGCGGTCGGTGCGGTTCATCATGGACGCAGCGAGCATGAAGCGCGGGCAGGCGTCGGTGCATGACGTCGCTGACCTGTTCGGCCCGGAGTCGGTGCGGACGACTCGTACGCATGCGAAGTTCGCGCTGATCCACAACGACGAGTGGTCGGTCGTGATTACGTCGTCGATGAACCTGAACTTGAATCCGCGCTGCGAGCAGTTCGAGATCACCGACGACCGTGAGCGGCACGGCATGTTTGCGGCGTTCGTCGACGCGATATTCGACGAGCTGCCGGCAGGCGGGGCGAAGCGCCGTAACGGCGATCAGACGCTCCCAGCCCTGCATGGGTTGGAGGCAGTACAGCCGCAGCTCGGTATCGAGGTCGGGAAGGTGATTGCAGGTGGCAAGGTCGCAGTCGGCGCTTGAAGCGCCGTCACATCTCCCGGAGCCCGTGGCGGCAGTCTGGCTGGAAATCATCGGGACGTACGGGCATGGGGCTGAGCGGATCATGGGGCCGGCATTCGACGCCTACTGCGGGCAGGTCGCTGTACTACGTGACGCCCAGCAGCGCGTCGCAAACGAGGGGCTGATCGTGCAGGACCCGAAGGGCTTCCCAATCCCGCACCCGGCGCTGGCGATCGTGCGGGCCGCGCAGGACGAGATCAGGAAGTGGGGCGACCGCTTCACGCCATGAGACGGGAGGGGCGCGTGGCACTCCCCGCTGATGTGCTCGACGAGCTGATGCGACTCGGGCTCGCGAAGTACGACGTGGCCTCGACACCGGGCGACCTGGCGCGCCAGATCGAGCCGCGCACCGTACGGACCCCGGCGCTGGACCTGATCGACGCCGAGCTGTCGCGGCTGCTGCACACCCCCGATTCGCGGCTGATCGTCAGCATGCCCCCACAGGAGGGCAAGTCGATGCGGGTCGGCAGAGATCTCCCCGTGTGGGCGCTGATGCGTAACCCGAACCTCAGGATCGTGTCCGGCTCGTATGCGCAGTCGCTCGCGAACCGCAACGGCCGCCTCGTCCGCAACGCGATCATGGCGCACCCGGAGCTGGGGTTGCGGATTGCGCCGGACCGGGGCGCGGCGTCCGAGTGGAGGATTGCAGGGCACGACGGCGGCATGCTGTCCGTCGGGCGCGGCGCCGGCGTCACCGGCTATCCGGCCGACCTGCTGATCATCGACGACCCGATCAAGGACCGCGCAGAGGCCGATTCCAAGATCATCCGCGACACCTGCTGGGACTGGTGGACGGATGCCCTGTCGGCGCGTCTCGCGCCCGGCGCTGGGGCGGTCGTCATCATGACCCGCTGGCATGAGGACGACCTCGCGGGCAGGCTCCTCGAGCGCGACATCGACGCCGGCTGGCGGCTCCTCAACATTCCCGCCCAGTGCGAGGACCCCGCCAGTGACCCGCTCGGCAGGCAAGCCGGGGAGTACATGCTGTCGGCGCGTGGCCGCACCGTCGAGCAGTGGGAGGCCCGCAAGGCCACCGTCGGGTCGCGCGCATGGAACGCCCTCTACCAAGGCCGCCCGGCCCCAGCCGAGGGCGGTATCTTCCAGCGCCACTGGTGGCGCACATGGTACGACCCGCCACCACTGCGGGCCGTGTTCCAGTCGTGGGACATGGCCTTCAAAGGTACCGACACGAGTGACTACGTCGTCGGGCAGGTGTGGGCTATCGACGGCCCAGACCTGTACCTCCTCGACCAAGTCCGGGGCCGCTGGACATTCACGGACACGCTCGCCCAGTTCCGGCAGCTCTGCGAACGCTGGCCGATGGCCACCGCGAAACTCGTCGAGGACAAGGCCAACGGCAGCGCCGTGATCGACATGCTGTCCCGCGAGATTCCGGGCCTGATCCCCGTCGAGCCGCAGGGCGGGAAAGAGGCCCGTGCCGCAGCCGTGTCCCCGCTCGTCGAAGCAGGGAACGTGCACCTGCCAGACACGCGGTGGGCGAAGGACCTGATCGAGGAGGCGGCAGCCTTCCCCAACAGCCCACACGACGACCAGGTCGACGCGCTCACGCAGGCACTCGCCCGCGCCACCATCACCCGCACCGGCCAGCGCACAGTCGGCCGACACATCTACAGCCTCTAGGAAGGGGGTCGGCGCATGCCAGCCGAGGACATCGTGCAGGCCCTCACCGGCTACACCGAGCGCGTCGCAGCAACCCAGACGCTCCGCGACTACTACACCGGGCGGCATCAGCTCCGCTTCGCTACGCACGATTTCGAGGCCAAGTACGGCGACATAGTCCGCTCGCTGCGCGAGAACCTGATCCCCGGCGTCGTCGCCGCCTACGCCGACAAGACTCACGTCGAGGCATGGTCCGCCGACGACGAAGCGCTCGACACCGCCGTGCTCGAAGGGCTCGACCGGCTCCATGCGCGCGTCACGCGGGAGAAGTATCTGACCGGGTCCGCGTTCGTGCTCGTCTGGCCCGGCCCAGACGGTAGCCCGCAGCCGCACTTCCACCGCTCCCACGAGCTGATCCCCACCGTCGACCCCATGCGGCAAGGCCGCCTCCTGCATGTAGTGAAGCCGATCTTCGACCGGCAGGAGCGGCTCCCCCGCGCCAACATCTACTACCCGGACCGCGTCGAGAGGTTCGTGTACGAGACGCCCCGGCTCGGGAAGGGTGAGCGCCCAGACTGGGGGCGCTACATGCGGCCCGAGGCGTGGGTGCCGTACACCATCGACGGGGAGCCGGACGTGATCCGGCACAGCATGGGTGACGTGCCCGTGCTGTGGTTCAAGCATGATGACGACGGGCCCGAGTCGTGGGGGCGCTCCGTCATCGCGGAAGCGATCCCCCTGCAGGACGCCCTCAACACGTCGATCGCGCAGATGGTTGTCCTCGGTGAGGCGTACGCCCGCCCGTTCTGGTACCTGCTGAACTACAAGGCCGCGCAGGACGGCAGCTTCCTGTCCGATCCGGCGTTCGCGCGTGCGCTCGCAGCCGCGCAGACGCAGGCCGCCGAGACGGCATCGGTCGAGCAGGCCCGCTTCGACCCCACACAGGGCAGCATCTTCGCCACCGACGCCGCAGGCCCGTTTGGGCAGCTCGACCCGCCGGACATGACCCGCCTCCTGCAAGTGCAGGACGGGATCGCGTTGAAGATAGCCCGCGTCACCGGCATCCCGCCCTTCTACCTGTCACAGTCCCCATCCGACATCCCCTCAGGGGAGGCGCTGCGGAAACTGCAGGTACGGATCGACACGTCGGTGCGGACCGCGAACAAGGAATCCGCCCCCGTCTGGCGTGGCCTGAAACTCCTGCTCGGGATGGACGACGCGCCGCCAGTGTTTGCGGACCCGAATCCGTCCACGCGGGCGGAGCGCATCGACGAGGCCAAGGCGATGCGGGATCTCGGCTACTCGCTGGAAGACTGCCTCCGGCACGTCGAGCAGACCAAGGACGTGTCCGAGCTGCTGAGTCGCGCCGAGGAGGCGCAGGCGCGCTCCACCGAGGCGCTCGGCCGTAGCCTCGCAGCCGGGCGCATCCCGGCCAGCTACTAGGCGGCGAGTTGCTCACCCCGGAGACGCTGGAGGCGCTCGCCCGGAACCGTGCGGCAGTCGACAGGCTCGTCGACGCCGCCACCGATGATGTGCTCACTGCGTGGCTCCTCGCGCTCCGCGAATCCGAGGAGGAGCTGCGGCGCGTCATCGCCGCCGATGATTGGGAGACCGCAGACCGGGCCCGGCGGCTCGAACGCTCCCGGCAGATCATCGCGGAGCGGATCACCGAGGCCGCGCAGGCATCCGTCGACCGGCTCACCCCCGAGGCGCAGCGGCTCGTCGACATCGCCGGCGCGCAGCAGGAAGCGCTGATCGCCACCCAGCTCCCGCCAGGTGCGGTCGTCGGCTTCGGCCGTGCCGAGGCGGCCGAGCTCGCCGCGATCGTGCGCCGCACCACCGAGCAGATCACCGTCCGCCACTGGTATCTCAGCGCGGAGGCGACGCAGGCCGTGCAGGCGGCGCTCCGACTCGGCATCGCAGGCGGACAGAACCCACGCGAAGCCGCCGAGCGCATGATCGAGCGCGTGCAGGGAGCCTTCAACGGCGGCATCGCCCGCGCCCACGTCATCGCCCGCACCGAGATGCTCGACGCCCACCGCGACTCCACCCTCCAATCACGGATCGCGAACCAGCACCTGCTCTCCGGCTGGATGTGGTACGCCACCCTCTCCTCGGACCGCACCTGCCTGTCCTGCATCGCGCAGCACGGCAGCCTGCATCCGGCCGACGAGCCCGGCCCCCTCGACCACCATCAGGGCCGCTGCACCGCCATGCCGGTCACCCGGTCGTGGCGTGAACTCGGCTTCAACATCGACGAACCCGACGCTCTCGCGGTGCAGCCCGGCCCAGAGTGGTTCGCGGGCCTGCCAGCGGAGAGGCAGGCCGCGATCATGGGCCCGGCGAGATACGAGGCGTACACCGACGGGCGCTTCCCGCCCGAGGCGTGGTCCGTGCGACGCACCTCAGAGGGTTGGCGTGACGCCTACCACGAAGGCAAACCAGCACCGGCCTAACCGGCCGAACCGACGAGCCCACCCGACGCCCACGCGGGCGCCGGGTATCAGTCATGCCCGCGACGGGCACCAATCAGGAAGGAGGCCGCGATGGCCGACGAGAACAGCACCCCCGACGACGCCCAGCAGGCGGCGCAGTCCGCCGACGGCGGAGACAAGCTCGGGGAGCCCGGGATCAACGCGCTCCGCTCCGAGCGCGAGGCCCGCAAGACCGCCGAACGCGAGCTGGCGCAGCTCCGCACCGCACTGCAGCAGTACGAGGACCGCGACAAGTCCGAGCTGCAGAAGGCCGGTGATCGCGCCGACAAAGCAGAGAAGGCCGCAGGCGACTGGGAGGCAAAGTACCGGGTGCTCGCGTCCCGCTCCGCCGTCGAGAAGTCCGCTACGCGACTCGGCGCGATCGACTCCGAGGTCGTCTACCTGCTGCTCAAGGAACGCGGCATCGACTACGACAAGGACGGCAATCCGATCGGTGTCGACGACGCGATCAAGGCCCTCCAGCAGGAGCGCCCCAACTTCTTCCACACCCCGGCAGGCGCGCGCGACGCGGCCAGTACGGGACACGCATCCACCGCCAAGTCGATGGATGACCTCCTCCGAGGCCGCTAACCAACAGCTCAGAAAGGAGCACCAGCATGGCCGTGTATGACCAGCGCATCCTGCGCGAGAACGTCCCCGTCCCCGAAGAGATCGTCAACGAGGTGATCCAGGAGGCCCCCAAGGCATCCGTCGCGCTCACCCGCATGCGCCAGGTGCGCATGTCCTCCAAGACGCGCAAGCAGCCCGTGCTCGCGTCCCTGCCCGTCGCCTACTGGGTCGATGGCGACACCGGCCTGAAGCAGACCAGCAAGGCGACGTGGGACAACGTCGTGATGACCGCAGAGGAGCTGGCCGTGCTCGTGCCGGTGCCGAACGCCGTCATCGACGACTCCAACATGCCGATCTGGTCGCAGGTCCGCCCACTGCTCGTCGAAGCAATCGGCAACAAGGTCGACTCCGCCACCCTGTTCGGCGTCGACAAGCCGACCACGTGGCCGACCGCGCTCGTGCCCGCAGCGGTCGCGGCCGGGAACAGCATCGCCGTGGACCCGGCGAAGGACTACGGCGTGCTGGTCGCGGAGCTGGCAGGGAAGGTCGCCGCCGACGGGTTCTCCGTCAACGGCTTCGCCTCCACCCCGGGCCTCAACTGGAAGCTGATCGGGCAGCGCGACCAGAACGGGCAGCCCATCTACGGCAACCCGATGCAGGCCGGGCAGCCCGGCACCCTCTACGGGTACGCGCTCGACGAGGTCCTCAACGGCGCCTGGAAGCCGGACGTGGCCGAGCTGATCGCCGCCGACTGGTCGAAGTTCGTGATCGGCATCCGGCAGGACATCACCTTCGACCTGTTCGACCAGATGGTGATCTCCGACGACACCGGCAAGGTCATCTTCAACGCGCCGCAGCAGGACTCCAAGGTGCTGCGCGTGGTGTTCCGTGTCGGCTACCAGGTCGCGAACCCGCTCACCCGCACCAACGCGGATGCGGGCACCCGCTACCCGGCTGGCGTCCTCACCCCGGCTGCCCCCGTCGGGCCGTGACCGGGGATCTGCGCATGACTGACGGCCGGGATGTGCTGAGCATCCCGGCCTCTGCCGTGCATGCGATGACCGCTCTCGGCTGGACCACAGTCGAGGAGCCCAGCCCGGCGCCGCGCAGCCGCGCACGCGCCAAGAAATAAAAGGAGGGGGCAGGCATGGATACAGCGACAGCGCCATCCGTGGTCGGGCGAATCCTCGGCACCGATGTGGCCGGGATGTTCACGCCCGAGGACTACGAGGCATTCCTCGCCCGCTCCCTCACCTACGACGCGGAGGGGCGGCTGCCCGGCGCGGATGGCTACATCGCCACGCATGACGAGTATTGGCTCGCTGCCGAGGCGGCCGAGCTGCTCGCAGTCCGGCAGGCTGCCGACGGTCAGCTCACCCGATTCACCTCCGAGGGCGCGACGTTCGAGGTGACAGGTGCGGACTGGGCCACCGTCGCCGCCCGGCTGCGGGGACTGTCGCCGCTGGCGAGGATCAGGGCCGCGATGGCCCCCACCTCGACGACACTCCCCGTTGATGCCGGCACCGGCTACGATCCGCGCTCGCAGGGCTGGCCGCACCGTGTCCGTGGCGGAGTGATTGGGAACTGGTCATGATGCCGCCGATCGTCACCCCTGCTGTGCTCGCCTCCGCGAGGCGGGCGCAGGAGTCGATCATGACCTCCACGGGCGTGATCCGTGCGCCCGGCGACGGCTGGGTCTACAACCCTGAGACTGGGCAGGACGAGCCCGCCGTCGGGGAGGTCGTCTACGCAGGCCACATGCGGGTGCAGCGTGCACGCACAGGGCAGCCCGTCTATGACGCGGCCGGGGAACTCGTCACGGCACCGACCTACGTTGGGGCGGTCCCGTGGAATGTCGCAGGCATCAAGCCTGGGCACACCGTCGAGGTCACCGACTCCGACGATCCGGCACTCCCCCGCCTGCTGACAATCGTTGACGTCGAGTACAACGACCTCGCGCTCACCGCACGCCGTTTCACCGCCACCCTGACGGGTCACGCGCATGTCCGGGTTTGACGAGGTGCGACGCCTCGCCGCAGATCTGAACGGGGCGTCCGGGCAGGCCGCACGTCGGGCGGGGCAGGCGATCGGGAAGGCCGCCTACGACGTCGAGGCGCTCGGGAAGCGGAATGCGCCGGTCGACACCGGGTTCCTCCGCAACTCGATCGGCGTCGACCACACGGCATTGACCGCAGTGATCGGGCCCACCGCCCACTACGGGCCGCACCAGGAGTTCGGGACCGCGAAGGGCGTCAAGGGCAAGCACTACATGGGCCGGGCTGCCGACGTCGTCGAGCCGCTCCTCGGGGAGGCGCTCGCGCAGCTCGGCATCGACCTGATCTCGAAAGGCGGCTAACCGTGGGGCTCGTGCACGACATCATCACCGCCCTACGGGAGGCGGGACTGGAGGTTCACGACCAGCAGGCCGTCACGCCCGGCCCGCAGTACGTGGTGGTCGCCTCCGGGCCGGGACTCGCTGCCCCGCACCGTGCGTCGATCGCCGCGCACTGGACTCAGGAGACCGCCGCCGTCATGGCGGTGGGGCGCACACCGGATGGGTGCCGCGCCACCGCGTCCCGTGTCCGTGCAGTGCTCACGGGCAGGCGAGTCCCGGCAGGGGCGCCACCCCTGCGGGAACTCGACGCAGGTCCGCCGCTGTCGGACCTGCCAGAGCTGGGCGACCCCCGCTGGGCGCTCACTATCCGATACAGCCGTCCAACCCGAACCGAAGGAGCGCTCCGACCATGACCGACTGGGTCCGAGTCCGTGATACCCGCACCGGGCATCACTTCACCACCACCGCCGACGATCCCGACATCGCGGCGAAGCACCTGCATGTCGTCGACGCGCCCGCCGTCGACGTGAACGGCCGTCCTCTGCCGGTCGCACCCCACAAGCCCAAGGCTGCCGAGAAGTCGGCCGCCGCCACCGCCAAGGAGAAGTAATCATGTCCATTGCCCCCCTCGATCCGCCCGGCCTCGACGCGGCCGGGATGTCCCGCCTCGTGTTCGTCGAGGCGCTCGCCGACCCCTCCGCGCCGACCGTCGCGGAGATCAAGGCTGGCACCGACCTGTCCTGCGCGCTCTACGGATTCGTACCGTCCACGGAGCAGTCGACCGTGACGCGCGTCAAGTACTGTTACAGGCAGGCCGTTGAGACGCTCGGGCGCGCGACCACCACCATCGAGTCGATCGAGTACGACTACGACCCGCAGGATCCTGCATCGGCCGAGTACGCCTACTACGCGAAGCTCGCGGAGGGCAAGCGCGGATGGCTCATCGACCGGCGCGGGCTCGACGCCCGCACCGCCGATTGGGAGGCGTCCCAGATCGTCGACGTCTACCCGATCACGCTCGGGGCTCGTGGCCGTGTCGCGGTCGACGCCACCGCCGAGGGTGAGAAGCTGCGCACCCGTCAGCGGGTCGCTGTCACCGGCGAGGTCCTCCTCGACGTGACGGTCGCTGCCTGACCTGCGTGAAGCCGCCGTGACCGGCCCCCGCGTCACCGTCCCCCCGCCGTCAGCGGGGGCCGGTCACGGCCCCGGAAAGGAATCGCACATGCCTGACTATCTCGACCTGCTACGCCGCCGTGCGGCAGGCCAGCGCACACACACGGGGACGCTTCGCCTCCTCGTCGACGACGAGACCCACGCGTCCGCGTCCGAGCAGCTCGCCGAACTCGAGCCACGGCTCGCCAAGGCGCAGGCCGACCTTGACATGGCCATGATGAACCGCGACCGAGGCAGCGAGGCGCCGCAGAGGATGAACAGCATCTCTCCGGTCAAGGCGGCGCAGGATGCGCTCGACGAGGTGCAGCGGCGCATCGCTGAGGCGCGGCGGGCCGCTGCGGAATGCTTCGTCACGCTGCACCTGTCCGCACCTACCGGCGCGGAGGTTGCGGCCGCCACGGCGGACGGTACCGACGACGACCACGTCTACCCGGCGCTGGTCCGCTCCTGCCTCCTCCGGGTCACCGATCATGAAGGCGTCGACTTGCCGGAGCTCACCCCGGACGTGATCGCCGAGGCGCTCCCGAACCTGCCATTCCCCGTGTATGCGGAGGTGAAGCGTTGGTTCGACAAGTCCGTCAACCCCGTCGATTTCCCTACATTGCCAGCGTCGTCCGGGGCGACGCTGGGCTGAGGCGAGACCTACGCGCAGCCCGCAAGCTAGGCGTAACCCTGTGCCGCTTCCTCGGATGGGACACCAGCCGCGAATGGGACGACTGGGAACGCGCCCTGTGGCGGGCGCTCGAGGACTACGAGGCAGATCAGTGTCCCGGATGCGGGCAGCCGCTCACGGAGTCCCTCTGGAACCCGGCCATTCCAGAGGCGGAACGCCCGAAGTGGCGGGCCGTCTACCACCAGTGCCTCGCATGCAGGGAGCTGGAGAACGCCCAGATAAGGCAGGCCGAGCTGGATGAGCAGGAACGGAACCGACGCGGCGCCGATGCGCCGCACATCCCCCACCGCTACCGGCTGTGGTCTGTGAGCCGCGACGACGAGAGAGGACGTTGACATGAGCAACCGCACAGTGCGGGTCGTCCTCGAAGCGCAGACCGGCCCGTATGAGGCGGGGATGCGTCGGGCCGCACAGGCCACCGAGCGGGTCGCCGCCGCAGGCACACAGGGGCAGGCCGCGTGGGGGAAGTTCACCTCCACTATCGCCGCAAACGAGAAGGCCGCGAACAAGGTCGCAGGCACCCTCACCGGTGTCGGGCTGGCCGCTACTGCGGTCGGCGCCGCCGCCGTCAAGGCGTTCGCCGACTTCGATGAGGCCATGTCCGGTGTGGCGGTCGCCTCCGGCGAGTCTGGGCAGGCCCTCACCCGGCTCCGAGAGCAGGCGATGCAGCTCGGCGCCGACACCAAGTTCTCCGCAACCGAGGCGGCGCAGGGCATGGAGAACCTCGCCCGCGCCGGCGTGTCCACGGCTGACATTCTCGGGGGTGGCATTAAGGGGTCCCTCGACCTCGCCGCCGCCGGGCAGATGCAGGTCGCGGATGCGGCCGAGCTGGCCGCCGTCGCCATGACCCAGTTCAAGCTTGCAGGCAAGGACGTGCCGCACATTGCTGACCTCCTCGCAGCAGGCGCGGGCAAGGCGATGGGCGACGTGTCCGACCTCGGCATGGCGCTGAAGCAGTCCGGCCTCGTCGCCTCCCAGTTCGGTCTCTCGATCGAGGAGACCGTGGGCGGGCTCTCCGCGTTCGCGCAGGCCGGGCTCCTCGGCTCTGACGCCGGTACAAGCTTCAAGTCGATGCTGCTGCGCCTCGCCAACCCGTCGAAGGAGTCCGCCCGGCTCATGGAGGAGCTGGGCATCAACGCCTACGACGCGCAGGGGCAGTTTGTCGGGCTCGAAGGGCTTGCCGGGCAGCTACAGACGCAGCTCTCCAGCCTGTCGGATGCGCAGCGCCAGTCCGCGCTCGCGACCATCTTCGGATCCGATGCGATCCGTGCCGCCTCGATCCTGTACGAGAACGGGGCGCAGGGCATCGCCGGATGGACCGAGGCAGTCAACCAGCAGGGATACGCGGCCGAGCAGGCCGCCGGGTACATGAACAACCTCAAGGGCGACCTGGAGGAGCTTGGCGGATCGGTCAATACGTTCGCGATCAAGATGGGCTCCGCCGCTGACGGGCCGCTGCGCGCGATCGTGCAGGGCCTCACCGAGTTCATCAACATACTCGGGGAGACGCCCGGGCTGGCGCAGGGCATCATGGTCACGACGGGGGCGCTCGCCGGGCTGTCGCTCGCGGCGGCCGGGCTCGTGAAGGGCGTCCAGTTCGCGCAGGAGTTGCGGGCGGCGCTGCTTGCGCTTGGCGCGACGGAGGCTGGGCTCAGCAAGGCGTCGTCCGCGCTCGGAGCGGTCGGGAAGCATGCGGGGATCGCCGCAGCCTCGATCGGTACCATCCTCGCCGCGTCGCGTGCCCTCCAGGAGATCTTTCCCGAGTACGATGCCCTCAACCGTAGCTTCGATGACCTCGCACGCCAGATGAAGCTCATCGGCGCAGGTGGGGCCGATATCGACTCGATGTTCTCCGATAACACCCGCGCCCTGTTTCAGCTCAAGGAGGGCGGCTTCTCGGCTGCGGAGGCGCTGCGGGGGCTCGCCGAGGCGCAGGACTCCGTAGGGTTCGCGGTCGACCGCTTCATGGCCGACCTTACCGGCATACAAACGCTCTTCACCGAGAATGAGCGCCGGGTGCGCGCCTACGGTGAGCAGCTCGCGAACCTGCCGCTGCCGGAGGCGCAGCGCATGTTTGCCAAGCTGCGTGATGCCGCCGTGGAGGGTGGCATGAGCATGGAGCAGTTGATCGGCTACACCGACGCCTACGCCGACTCGGTCGAGGTGATGGCGGCCGAGGCGGGGGCTGCGGAGTTGAGCGCGTCGGAGCTGGCGCAGCTCATGTCCGGCGAGATGGTTCGTGGACTCCAGCTCTCCGCTGACGGTACGCGCCTCCTATCGTCGGAGCAGGCCGCAGCCGAGCAGGCCGCTGGGGGCATGAGTGCAGCGCAGGAGCAGGCTGCGGAAGCGGCTGCGGAGCAGGCGAAGGCCCTCAAGGATGCTGCGGATGCGGCGATCGCCTACTACCAAGCGGTGCTGTCGGCGGAGTCGTCGAATATCGCACTCGAGGCAGCCATCGATGACGCCAGCAGCGCGGTCTCGAAGAATGGCCAGTCGCTCGACATCAACAGCGACAAGGGGCGTGCGAATCGGGAGGCGCTGCTGGCGGTGGCGTCGGCGGCGTTGCGTGTCGCGCAAGACATGGCGGAGGCTGGCGCATCGACCGACGAGGTGTCGGCGCGCACCGCCTATGCGCGCGGCGAGTTCGTCAAGGTGGCGCGCCAGATGGGCATGTCGGAGAGTGCTGCGGCAGCCTATGCGGATCAGCTCGGGCTCATCCCCGATGATGTGGCAACACGTGTGACGACGCCCGGCGCGGAGGATGCGAAGCGGCGCGTGCAGGACCTTACCCGCGTGATCGGCGCCGTCCCGAAGTCGACCTCGGCGCACGTGAATGTCAACGTCAACGCCGGCGGGCTCTATGCCCTCAACAACACCCTGAACAGCATCAATGGCCGCACCTATACGGCCTACGCCTCGGTGAGGACGTATGGGCAGGGCGCGGTTGCTGTGGGCGGATACGGGCATCACGTGGCGGACGCGATCGGACTTGCTAGGGGTGGTGTGCCTCGCCGTCGTGTCGCCGGCCTGCTTGAAGGCCCAGGCACTCCGACGTCGGATTCGATCCCGGCATGGTTGTCGCGGCGGGAGTTCGTCACGCGCGCCGCTGCGGTCGACCACTACGGGGTGGACGCGATGTACGCGATCAATGCGAAGGCGGTCGACCGGGGCTCGCTGCGGGCGCTGCTGGGGCTGCCTGTCACGGAGCATCGGTTTGCGCAGGGCGGGAGCCCCGGCTATCGGCAATCCCCTGCCCCGGCGGTGCAGGGGCAGGTGACGCAGTATGTGACGCTCCAGTTGCCGGAGTGGGTGCGGGACGTGAGTGACATGGTGGCGTTTCTGCGGTCGCCGCAGTTTGCGGCGCATATGGCTGGGGGTGTGTCGTGACGACGGTCACTGGGGCGTGGGCGCCGAATGGGACGACGACGCGCAGGATGCGGCTCCGGGTGGAGTACTCGGTGCCGTCGCCTGCGGTGGGGGCGTCGTCGGTGTCGGTGACGATGCGGGTCTTCGTGGATGTGCGGTATTCGCTCAGTGACTCGAACAACACGTTCTCCCGCTC